GTTGCCATAAGCGCCCCCTATTCGTCTATGGGATGAGTGCTGATGAACCGAAGATTCACCGACACGTCACGCCACCATACGACACCGTCTACCGTATTGCGATTCCGTAAAGACACCGCTGACGAGCGAACGACCGATTCCGTGTGTTCTCCGTCCACATCGTCAAACGTCAGCGTAGCCATGCCCTCCAGCGCGATGAGCTTCTCGATGTCTTCCTGCTTCAGCGCATCCCACTGCAGGTCGATGTCGGAGTACTTCCACCCGATGCGGTCTGCGATTATGTCGCCCGTACAGGTCGTGTACTCGCCTTTAAAGACATCTTCTCGGGCAGGCATGAAGTTGACGGGCTTCGGGATCGCCTCTGAGTTTAAATAGATGTAATCAGTTGTTGCCATTATCCTAACCGCCTTTTACCTTTGTCGTATGTTTCAACGACCCATCTCTGCATCTGCGGTCCGCTTGGGAACGCATAGAGGTTTATGACTGTCGGAGCGTCCGAACCGGCATTCGCAGCAGAAACTGTCGCCACTCCGCTAACGATGTTGTCCGTCATAGCGTCCAGTCTGCTCCAGAGCGTGTTGAGCGGGAGTATCGCTTCAGGGCTTCTGCCCTCTCCGACGATGTGCCCTGCTCCGTTAATGCTTTCCAATAATGTAGGCTTAGTGAAAATACCGCCCTTTGCGTGCTGCGCCCAGCTGACGTTAAAGCTCGGCTTCGTGCCTTTTCCTCCGAGACCCCACGGCGCTTTGCCTCCGCTGACGGAGATCTTCGGAATGCTAAAATGAAGGATCTTTCCGAAGTTGATCGGGAATAGACCTCTTATCTTGCTCACTATGCCCGAAAGCTTCGCCTTTGCCGTGCTGATCGGACTCGTTATTGCCGACTTGACCCTATTGAACACGCCCTTGACCTTGCTTGCCAGTCCGCTGAACGAAAGGATCGAGCCGACCGTGCGCACGATGGATCTGATTTTGCCCGTGACCTTCGAGATCGGCGTCATGACGCCTCTGTAGACCTTACCTGCTGCAGTCTTGACCTTCGCCACGACCGCACCGCCGATTCCTTTAGCGAGTGCCGTGATGAGCGCCGCTCCGACCTTCAGCATAGTTCCGACAAACTTCAGCAGATACTGAACGAGCGAGAGCGCCACTTTACCGACCGCCGCAAGCACCGTCGGCAGATTCTTTAAGATGATGCCGCCGAGTTTCGTGCCAAACTGCGATGCGCTCACTCCGCCCGTGATGCTCTTTATCATGTCCATGCCCGCCTGCTTCAGTATCGGCACGCCTGTCTTGACGAACGCCACGATCGCCGTCGGCAGGGTCTTGAATATCCTACCGACCGCAGGAAGCAGATTCCTGAAAAGGAACGTTGCCGCACTCTCTGCCAATGCTTTCATGGACGGGCCGATGTTCCTGCCGAGCGTCAGATTGCCGAGAAAGTTGTCTGCGGCCGCCTTCATGGACGCAAACGAACCCGATAAGGTCGAGGCGGCTTCCTTGGCTGTCGTGCCCGAAATGCCGAGTTCGGTCTGCATCACGTGGATAGCTTCATAGACATCGGACAGATTCGAGATGTCGTACTTCTTACCCGATATCTTCTCGGCATCTTTAAGGAGCCGTTCCATCTCGGTCTTGGTTCCGCCGTAGCCGAGCTTCAAGTTATCGAGCATCGTGTAGTTCTGCTTGGCGAAACCCTGATACGCATTCTGTATGTCGCCTATGTTGGAGCCCATCTTATTGGCATTGTCGGACATGTCTATGATGGCCCTGTCCGCCGCCTTTGCCGCTTTCTGTGTATCTCCGCCCGTGGACTTGATGAGCGCCGCCGAGAAGCTCGTAGCCTGCTCCATGTACGTATTGGCTGACAGGCCTGCCGTCTTATAGGCTTGGTCCGCATTCTTTATCATGCGTTTTGCGCTGCCCTTGAAGAGGGTCTCGATGCCGCCTATGGACTGTTCGAGTTTTGCGCCCTCGGTCAGGCTCTTCTTTATGCCTGCTCCGATTGCCGCCCCGATTCCTGCAGCAAGGAGCGCGCCTTTGAGCTTGCCGGCGAGCCCTTTGCCTGCTGTTGCCCCTGCTGCGTCCGCTTCGGGCCCGATCGCTTTCGCTAAAGAGCCTTTGATACCCTGTGCCGACGGAACGACTTGTACATAGGCAGTGCCTAATGTTGTTCCTGGCATATTACTTCACCTTTGCAATAAGCCTTTCCCGTTCTCGCTCGTAGTCGTCCGAGGTGTCGAACGAAACATGCTGCTTCTGCTCTGTCTTCGGCTCGATTCCGTTGAGGCTGTCGTATGCCGACCGAGGCGGGTTGCCTTCGCCGTTCCATAGGAAGCCTGCGAGAACGTCATATATCATTGCGAGGAGCGATTCCGTTACCGTTGTCGTCTCCCCTCTCATTTTCCTTCTTATTCGTGAATTTTCCCCTAAACCAGAAGACAGGGTCGCCACCAGATTGACCGGAAGCGACCTGTAATCGTAGATTCGATACGTTTCGGCAAGGTCGCATATAAGTTCATCCCTGCCGACCCCTATCATTCTGGCAAGGGTTCGGAGTTTTTTACTTCACCGCCCGCCGATTCGAAGATCTCCTCGAGAGTGTCGCCGATGACCTGCAGCGGGACTCTGCCCTTCTCGTTACGGAGATGGTCTTTAAGAGCCTTGTACTGCTTCTCACCAAGCGCTATCTTGGCAATCTTCGGCAGCGCTGTGGCGGTCTCCTCTGATTCTGCGAGGAGTTCAACAAACTCGATATCGTCCATAGCCTCGTCGTCCAATTCGAACTTGAAACCGGACTTTGTTTCGCCCTTTACCATTGCTTTGCTCCTTTATTCTGCATCAACGATGTACTTCTTGGCTGTTGCGTTGTCGCTGAATCCCTCGTACGGGAATCCTGTGATCGTGGCCTCGAAGCCCGTTACTTCTCCGTCCTGATATGTGACCTCGCCGATCTCCGTGATCTTTCCGCGAGGAATGACCGTTCTCATGAGCGTTCCGCCCTGCATGATCTGATCGATGACCCATACGGCAGATTCCAGCTCTTTAGAGTTGATGGAAACCGAGATGCCCGTTGTGAGTGCGCCCGTAACGTTGTCGTCTCCGTAGACGGCCTTGAGGACTGCGGAGTTCTTGACCTCGATGAAAGTCATTCCCCATGTGTCCGTCTTGCCCGTCTGCAGGGTCGCAACTGTGTCTCCGCCGTAAGCCTTGACCTCTTCGCTCTCACGCTCGTTCGATTCCGTAATGCCGTCGTCCGAGATATAGCCCATGTCCACGAACGCTGAATTGAGCGCCGTAGTGGCATCTGTCGGGAGCGCTGTTCCGAGCGGTGCCCTGAAGACACATCCTGCGATTCTCGGTTTTACGGCACTTACATTGCTGACCTGTGTTGCCATGTCTTATTACCTCCGTTTTTAGTAGTGGTTGATATCATAGACCGCCTGATAGCGATACTGTTTTTTCTGCGTGTCTGTAAAGTTGTAGTCGCTGTTCAGCGCTGACCTGCTGACTGCGTCGAGCGTTATGAGGCTGTCCATCACCTCTTTGACCTCTTCATTCATCGACGCCGCCCGATACATGCTTGCCGCATAGGATTGGATAGCGAACGTGGCGGACTTCAGATGGTTGACCATTCCGCTGCCGGTTTTCTCCACGACGACGAACTCCGCAGGAAGCGTCACGCCTTTCGGCACTTCCATGTACACGGGATAGTCCAGTCTGTCGTTCAGAAAGTCTCTCACGATTTTTTCAATCATCCTCTCACCGCCTTTAACAAAGTGTTGTTGTCCAGATTGTCCTTACGGGCTTCGAATGAGGTCGCCGCCACCGACGCATTGACACGGGACTTGCCGACGTAGGTGCTCACCTCGTAGCCGTCTCCGCATCTCGCCTGGATAGCATTCGCGTACTCTTCGCATATAGCCATCATGTCTGCGCTCTTGAGCAGTTCGCCCACACCTGCGTAGTTAAGTTTGAATTTTGTCTTACTCATAGCGCACCACCTTTACTTTGCCGTTCCAACCGAGCGGTATCATGCTATCGATGCCCTTAACGACCTCGCCGACTGTCCTGAACGTTTCGCCGAATATATCGACACGTTTCTCTTTCCAGTCATGAGTGTCGCCTTTGGGGATCCCGAGCTGATATACCGTCCGCTTCCCGTAAAGGGCGGTGTCGTTGACGATGTCCTCGGCAGATACGGGAGCGACGAGCACGTTGTCCACGGCTACGGGCTGTTCAGAGTAAACAGGGGTGTTGAAGCCATCAATCCCCACTGTGGTATTCTGATAAAGGACTACCGTGATACCTTTCATGCTACACCTCCGTTTCCGGGGCGAGTTCCTGCACGGGACTGTACGACCCTATAGAGTTGCCTGCTCCCAACATCTGTTTTTCTGCTTTTGAAAGATACAGTTCACCGACTCCGCCTCCTGCGCTCATGGCCCAGCTCTGAGAGTAGCCAAGTGCGGACATACTGCCCTGAGTTGCACCCATAGGCACCCCGATGTCCGAACCGTCTCCTATCGCTCTGGCAATCATTCTGCACGACACGACTTTCTTCGCGTCTGCAGATGCGTTCGGCCTATAGGAATCGATAAGTACTGCTGCATCGTCAAGCAATGTGGCGCATACGGCCTGTTCGTCCGAATCTAAAGTCCGCATCATGCGGGACTGGACATCGTTTATTGTTGCGTATGCCATGTGCGCCACCTCACTTTTTGACTGTTTTCTTGCTCTTTGCTTCCTTTGCGGGTTTCTCCTTAGTAGAAGTTTTGGCGGCCAGTTTGTGACCAGCCGCCTTATACTCTTCTACTCGGTCTTCCGCGACCCACATTTCATTACCAAAGAGCACGTTGATCATTTTTATCATCAGACTAAGCCGATGCAGGTGTCGTCAGTTTATTGAAGACCGTTGTGTCGGCGCGGAATCCGATCTCGATCTCCGCTCTGACGGCGAACATGTTCTGCTGGAAGAGGTTGATTGTCGTATTGCCGTTCACGAGTGTAGCCTGATCGCTGATGTCGATCTTGACGCCCTCAACTGTTCCATAGACAGCCTGTGTCCAGTCGCCTGCTACACCTACGACGTTCGGTGTGCTTCCTGCGCCTGCTTTGTAAGCGCCCTTGCTCATGAGCGTTCTTGCGCCCAGGATCATCGGGATAGCGCCCTCTGCTACACTGTTGATGAAGAGCGGTCTCTTGTTGTCGTCCAGTGCGGACAGCAGTACAGCCTTTGCCTTCGGCGAAATGACATATCCGTTCAGGATGCCATCGTGGTCTGCGACATCAGCATCTGCAGCAACGAGACCGGCATATGTGTTAGTTCCGCCGATATTCTGCGCTGTGCAGTTTGCGAAAGTGTCGAAGTTGCTTCCCGGAGCGGCAACATTGCCGAATACCGTAGCGTCGAACTTGCTAGCAAGCGAAAGCGGGAGTCTGCCGATAAGCGCATCGTACAGACCAGCGGCATCTCTTCTGAACTCGTTCGAGAACGGAACGATGACTGCGAGTTTGTATGCTGTCATGACCTTCTTGTCAAGACCCGGGTTCGATACCGGTTTAGCTGCAGTCTCATTGACCCATGATGCCTCCGGATCCGCAGTGATGACCGGGATCTCTACGCCCCTGCCCGGGAGTACCATTTTTGTTGCCATCTGCATTACTGCGGACTGCTCCTGTGTCTTCTGCAGAATTTCGCTGCTGACTTC